GTAGATTTCCTAATTGAAAAAATGGTTGTTGATCTTCTACAAACTGTATTTCAAAAAAACTGTTCATTAAAGGTAGATAAAGTATATCACCTTCATTTGGTCGGCCTTCTTTAATTAATGCCGTTCGAGAATCTACTAAATCACCAAATCTTCTTTTAGAAATCATAAAGGTAGTATCTTCACGTATTTCTAAACCAAATTTATTAATTATTTCTTGTTGGCCAGCAAAACCTTCTGATGTTTCAAAATAGGCTTCAATTGGAAAAGCAGACTTAAATTTACTTGCTACATCTTCACCTAATATAATATCTTTATTGACAAGTGTTCGTGGTAAATAATAGACATCGTGGCCATACATACGTAGGCCTTCTATAATTAAATCTTCGTGTAGTGTTTGTTCAGCACGATTTCCTATACCATTGCCTTCCTGGAAATAATGATTTACTGGCATACATTAACCCATCATAAAAGTTGGACTTATTTCGTATGAATCTCTTATTTCTTTTTCTAGTTTTTCTATTTCAGTTTGTGCTTCTGTAAATAATTTTTCTCCATTTAACGTAACTCCGCCTATCATAGTAACGCCAGCGAACTTACTAAGATTACTTCCCCACTGTCTTTTTATTTGAGCAGTAACATATCTTTTTAACCAAAGATCATTATACACATTTGGAAAAGTATCAGGATCTAATTTACGATAGCATTCTATAATTAAATATTCATCTTCTTGTAAATCATTTGTCCAGTCCATATCAACATATAATCTATTATCGTGTTGTTGATAACGTATAGGTTTCATACCTACTAAAATTTGATCTAAGAAATCTAAATGTCTTAACACCATATCATAGTTAATAATTGATGTTGAAGCAAAGTCATACAAATCATTTAAACGTAATTGGTATCTTACATCAAACAGATTCATATTAGCTTTGTCTGAAAATGGAAATATATTGATAACAGAAATTACTGTTTCAGGAACTACAAGGAAATTATTAGATTCATACCAAGTTGTTGTTACAGCATCTTGTGTAACTGATTCTGAAGTAGGAGTTGGAGCTTGAAGTCTTGTTTTGTCTGCTGCTGTTAACTTATATTTAAGATATGTTCTTCTTATACCGTCATAATGGTATTGAACGTAAAATTGAACGGCCTCATCTATACGATCTTCGACTTGATCGTTGTCCACATTTATTTCAATAACTGGTTTACCTAATGAACGTAAAGCGTATTGTTTTAGTGTTTCTCTAGTTGATGGCGTTGCCATTTTATACCTTTTTTAGTCTTATTTACTATATTTATAATAGTATTAACCAAGAGCAACGGCCTGTGCTATGGCAAAAGCTTTTGATGCCCTAGCGTCTAATTGTGTTTGAATATTAGATGTTACACCATCTGTAAAGTTTAATTCTGATGCTGTTGCTGTTACGGCTACATCTTCATTAATTTTAGGAGATGTAAATGTTTTATTCGTTAATGTATCAGTTGTTGCTCTACCAACTAAAGTATCTGTTGAGGTTGGTAATGTTAATGTACCTGTGTTTGAGATACTTGAAATAATAGGTGTTGTTAATGTTTTATTTGTTAATGTTTGTGTACCTGTTAAAGTCGTTACTGTGCTGTCTATATTAAATGTTATACTATCACCTGAAATTACAGAAGTAATACCTGTACCACCAGCCAATAATAAAGCTTCACCTAAAGAAATAGTTGATGTTGTTGAACTGTCATCTACAATAGTAAATGATGAATTTGTTAATGATGAATTTGCAATGTTAGTAATGGTGTTATCAGAACCACTAATTGTTTTAGTAGTTAATGTTTGACTATCACTTGTACCTACAATTGTTCCTGAAGGAACAGATTTTCCTAAAACTTGTGTTGATGATAATACTGTTGAATTATTAATTTTGAAAACTTTAGTAGAAGCAAGATCAATATGTTCTGAAGATGTAAATGAATCTGTGGCATCTACCCAATTAAATGTTTTATCAGTTGTTCCTTTAATTGTAATACCAGCTCCATCGGCTGTCACATCTGTAGGAGTTGCAACTGAAGCTAACTCTATATTTTTATCATCTACGGTTAAAGTTGTAGAATTAATTGTAGTTGTAGTACCATTTACAGTTAAATCACCACCTACAGTTAAATTACTTCCTATTGTAACATTACTTGGTAATCCAATTGTAATTGTATCGCCTGATATAGTTGTTTCTATTTCGTTTGATGTTCCTGAAATTTTTAGTGTTTCACCTAAACTTATAGTAGTTGTTGATGATGTGTCATCTGCTAATGTAAAACTTGAATTTGTTAAAGATGTGTTAGCAATTGTACCTGTAATTGAACCTGTAACTATTAAATTTCCTTCTACTGTTAATCCTTCATTAATATTAATTGTAGAAGAATCTGAAGATGATAAGGTTGTTCCTACAATTTGAATTGAAGAAGATTGTAAAGCACTTGTTCCATTACCTAAAAGAATTGCATTAGCAGTAAGTGTAGTTGTACCAATACCTCCGTTTGCTACTCCTATAAATTCACCTGTTTGAAATTCTGCTAGTCCAATGGCTGTGGCGCCATCAAAGACTGTTCGTATAGGTGTTTTTACTGACATAATTTCTTTCTAAAAGAAAAACAAGGTACTACCTTGTTCACTTCCTAATGTTGTTCCTGTGCTTAAAGTAAAATTAGCAACGATTTTGTCAGGATCGGCCTTAAAATCTAATTTTGTATTTTCATTTACTATACCACCTGCTGCTGTAAAAAAAGGCACTGCTTGAACTGGAGAACCATCAGCACCGGCCAAAGCAATAGTTTTTGTGACAGCACCAGCGATTAATACATTTGAATTGAGTGGTAGTGTGGCACCTGTTGCTGAAATTGAAATAGCTCCTGTGCCATCTGAAGAAATTGTAGCACCGCCAATATTTAATGTATTACCTGAAAGGTATAAATCTCGCCATCTTTTAGATGATGAACCTAAATCGATAGTATTATTATTAAGAGGTAAAATACTTTGGGTTATAGCACCTAAATCTATATCAGCAGCATCAGCTGTAAAATTGGCAACAGTGATTATACTACCACCATTTCTTACAAAAACTTTTTTATCGGTTATATTAACAGCTATTTCGCCATCTTCTAAATCATTTGTCGTAGGAACAGCACTTGCTGTTGTTGTTCTTTTAAGTTTTATTACTGTTGACACTCAAATCTCCAAAATTAACTATTAAAATGTTCCGCCGTCTATTTTCGTAATTGCTACTGAACCTGATGTTACTAAGAAGTTATCTGTTGGAAAGAAAGCTACACCGGCGTTTGCTGATGTTGCTAATTCTCCTGATATTCTTACAGTGTTACCTATAACAGTTGTATCTATACCTTCGCCAGCTAAAAATTCAATATTACCACCAAGTGCTACTGAACCTTGTGTAGAACTTTCATCTGTAAAGAAAATTGTTGAGTTTGCTAATTTAGCATTTGTTACGGCACTGTTCTGTATTTTAATAGTTGTAACAGCATCAGTTGCTAATTCATTAGCAGCAATACCTGAAGCTTTAACTCTTAAAGCATCAGAAGAAACTTCAATTGTTGTACCATCAACGGCAACATCTAAAGTATTACCAGTTTTTGTTAAAGCATTACCAGCACTGATTTGGCCAGCTCCTGAGAATTGAACAAAAGTAATATCTGTTGTACCTAAAGTAGGTGTGCCATTAAATGTTGTTACGTAACCATTGTCGGCATTATCTGTACCTTCTTCAACAAAGAAAAAAGCACCGCCTGTTAATTCGCCTGCTGTGTCAGCATCTGGCCCTCTTGTTAAAACAAAAGCAGCAGCGCCTGAACCTGTAGTAGTTACAACGTAAATACCGTTTTGAACAGCACTTGCTTGATTCTTAATTAAAACTCTATCAGCAACCGAAACTGTAACACCGTCAATAATTAAAGCACCGTTGGCACTAGCAGTTAAAGTACCAGCTCCATTACTATAAGTAACAGTCGCTAAAGCAGCTGTTGTAGCAACTCTTACGGATGTTTTAACGTCTAGTCCATTCGCTACACTGTCAACGTATGCTTTTGTAGCAGCGTCTTGATCGCCTGAAGGATCTGATAGACTTGTAATTCTACTTGAATTTACATCTACTGTACCAGTTCCTTTTGGATCTAAAACTATATTAATATTTGAATCACTACCAGAAGAAGCGATTGTAACGCCATTACCTGTGGCTGAGTTTGAAATTTCTAATTGGTTTACAGCAGAACCAATTGTATTAAATAAAATTAATTCATTACCATTGGCATCAGCAATAAAACCATCATCTACTATTTTAGGAGCAGTAAGTGTTTTGTTACTTAAAGTTTCTGTGCCAGCTAATGAAGCGAAATCAGCATCTGATACTGCTGTATTAAATTCAGCAAGAGTACCAGTAATTGTATTTGTGCTTAAAGAAATTGATTTATTCGTTAGTGTATCAGTAGAAGATTCTGTAACCACTGTGCTATCAATGTCTAATGTAATTGTATCACCAGAAATAGATGAAGTAATACCTGTACCACCAGATATTTTTAATGTTTCACCTAAACTAATTGTAGTTGTTGATGAAGTATCATCTGAAATAGTAATTGCCGAATTTGTTAAAGATGAATTACCAATGTTTGATATTGTATTACTAGAACCACTAATTGTTTTATTTGTAAGCGTTTCACTACCAGCTAATGAAGCAAAATCAGCATCAGATACAGCCGTGTTGAACTCAGCAAGTGTACCAGTAATTGTATTTGTGTTTAAACTAATTGATTTGTTTGTTAAAGTATCTGTTGAAGATTCAGTAACAACAGTGCTGTCAATATCTAATGTAATTGTATCACCAGAAATAGATGAAGTAATACCTGTACCGCCAGCAATTTTAAGTGTGTCTGAACCTAAAGTTATATCAACTGTTGATGAACTGTCATCTGAAATTGTTAAAGTTGTAGAAATATTTTGTGTTGAAGCGCTTGTAATTCTACCTTGTTGATCTACTATGATTACTGGAATAGCTGTAGAAGAACCATATGTAGCTGGTGTAACAGCAGTGTCATCTAAATCTATATTAACAGTGTCGCCTGAAATAGTAGCTGTAATGCCTGTATCTCCAGAAATCTTTAATGATTCACCTAAACTAATTGTAGTTGTAGATGAACTATCATCAACTAAAGTAATAAATGAATTTGTAAGTGATGTATTACCAATATTTGATATTGTATTACTTGAACCATCTATTGTTTTGTTTGTTAAAGTTTGTGTGCCTGTATTAGAAACTAAAACAGCATCAGCATTACCTATTGTAGAACCACCTGGTAATGTTAATACGTTTGTAGCACCTTGAGAGTGTGGTTGAGATGCAATTCTTTGTCCATGTGAATTAACGTGGCAGTTTAATTGTATTTGACCAACTATACTTGAATTATCTCCTTGTATTTCTAAAATGTTTGTTGCTGGCTTAAATATAATATTTCCTGAAGCAGAAGTTGTAGTTCCACCAAGTACAGGAGATGTTAAAGTTTTATTTGTTAATGTATCTGTAGAAGATTCTGTTACTACTGTACCATCGACAGCTATAGTAATTTTATCGCCAGAAATAGTTGTATCAATACCTGTGCCACCTTCTATCTTTAATGATTCACCTAAACTAATTGTAGTTGTAGATGAACTATCATCAACTAAAGTAATTGATGAATTATCTAAAGATGAATTAGCAATGTTTGATATTGTATTACTAGAACCACTAATTGTTTTATTCGTTAATGTATCAGTTGTAGCTCTAGCAACTAAAGTGTCTGTAGCTGTAGGTAATGTTATAGTACCTGAATTAGAGATTGATGAAATTATCGGAGTTGTTAAAGTTTTATTTGTTAACGTGTCTGTAGTTGCTCTGCCAACTAAAGTATCAGTAGAAGTTGGTAAAGTTAATGTACCTGTATTACTGATTGAAGAAATTATTGGTGTTGTTAAAGTTTTATTTGTTAAAGTTTGTGTGCCTGTTAAAGTTGCTACAGTATTGTCAATGTCTAAAGTGATTGTAGAACCAGAAGCTGTTGAAGATAATCCTGTTCCACCTGAAATTTTAATTGTTTGAGATGATGGTACAGTGATAACTGTTGAAGCATCATCAGAAATGTTTATATCTGTAGAAACATTGGCAAAACTTAAAACACCAGAAGCATCGACTTGTAAAAATTGGCCATTTGTACCGGCAGCAGCAGGTAAAGTAATTGTGTGAGATGTTGTTACATCATTAGGAGATTTTAATGCTACAAAATTAGAACCGTTATTTGTTCCTTCATTAAATTTAATTGTACCACCTGTTGAAGCACTATTTCCTATAAAAAGTTCGTCTATGGCCTTATTTGAATCTACAAGAATTGCTGAAGAAGCTGTTAAAGTTCCTGTTACGTGATCTGTTAAATTTGTAAAATATTTACCACCAATGACATCTATATTTGCAGCAACGCCATTTGTTTCTGTGCCTGTTCCTATAAAAAGTCTATCGCCACTATTTCCTTGTGTACCGACTCCAAATGTTAAAGCTAATTCACCTTGTGCTAAAGCATTAGGTGCCGTTGTTCCTGAAGAACGTAAAATTTTAATAATAGTTGACATTTTTCTCCCTAAAAGTTACCAGCGTTAAATATAATGGTTCCCGTTGTTGTTTCTAATTCTGTTCTTGCTACAAATTTTTCATCACTTGCTCTGTATTGCAATAGAGCACCATCTTCTATACCTGTTGTAACCACATCTTGTAAAAGTGCCAGTTTCAAAGCACTATTTTGTAAAGCTGAACCTGATGGTAGTTGAACACTTACCTGTTGAGGTAGGCCACCTGTTTTTGGAGTAATTTTTGCTGTAACTCCGCCAGTTGTGTTAATAACTGCTTTTACCATAGGTTTACTTCTAAATTTTACTAATATTTATAATAAAACTATACTGTAAAATAATATAAAAAATTAAATAGTTGCTGATGGATAAACAGTTACTATTCCTTCAACCACTCGTGTAACTGTGCTGTCGGAAGTCTTTAATATTTCAACGTCATATACATAACGGCCTTCTTCTAAACCGTTTGTTTGGTCAGCATTTAATGATATTGTAACAACACCTGTGGCTGTATTAACTGATGTTGTAAAGTTTGTTCTTGTATGTGTAGAGGCGTAACCTTTGGCCAGTTTAGCTGTTGCTGTATGGCCAGTAAGATTAAAGATACTGTCATCATCAGCCGTAACTGTTACGTCGGATGAAAATGAAGCACCTTGATCGATTCTAAGGTTAGCTATTGCGGCCATTTTTTACTTCTTAATCTTTGCTATTTCTTCTTTAATTTTGTCGTTATAATAAGAAGTTAATACGTCTATTTTTTCAATTTCGATTGTATGTCTAGTTCTACTTTGTTGTATCTCTTGTCTAGCCATTATTACATTTTTTAAATAAACACTTAGTTCTTCTTCTTTATATACTACGCCGTCAATTGTTATGTCTGCCATATTTACTCACTTTCTTTATTATTGAAATTTATATCTGATTACTACTATGCCTGAGCCGCCGGTTCCGCCAGACGGTCCTAAAAATTCTGCTCCACCACCTCCACCACCTGTGTTAGCTG